AATCTGAGTAAAGGACTTGTAGTTCAGCTTCAGGATCTGCTCTTCCAGAATTTTCTGATAGTCGCGGCTGGCACTATCCTGATTCAGCAAGGAATCATCGCACATGATTTCAAATATTGCAGGTTTGATACCACGACGAATAACATAGCTTTTACGCCCAACGTCAAACTGCAATTCAACCAGAGTATTCTTGGAATTGATTGAGTTTACCAGCTGGGGTTTATTGATGTTGCGAAAGGGCTTTCCGAACAGGGCAAAGCAGATAGCGTCAAGTATGGTACTTTTGCCTGCTCCGTTTTCACCAACAATTAGAGTGCTATAGCTCTTGTCTAATCTAATCTCGGTAAATGTATTGCCTGTGCTAAGAAAGTTTTTCCATCTAACAGTTCGAAATTTTATCATGTGCCTTCATAATCCTGAGCCTCGACATAGAGCGTCTTTAGTAAATTCTTGAGACGATCTTTGTTGGCATCGGTTTCTAACCCATCGACATATTCAGCCAAAAGAGTCATGGTATCTTCTAAATTTAGATTTTCTTCATCAAGGGCTTCGCTTTCAAACTCGGAAAAATCTTCGATGATTTTCAATTCTAATGGATTGATTGCATAGAGTCGATCCACAAAGGCATCGAACAAGGAAAAATCTGTCTTGTTTGCTACCACAAGTTTTATCATGCGCTCACGCAGATTCTGAACTGACATGGACTGGGCTTCGGTGTTTCTATCGTCATAGACAATTCTGTGAAACATGCAATTTGGATTTTGAATGAATTCCATGTTACCAGTCTTTACGTCATAGATGCTAAACCCACGTGGATCGTCAAAGTCGCTCCAGGTCATCTCATAGGCATTTCCAACATAGGTAATGTTACCCTGAGTGCTTCTGTGATGAAAGTGTCCACTCAGCACCTGGTCAAATCTCTGAAATATTTTCGGATCAAAACCAGTGTCGGATTCATGACCACGGTACATGGTAAAGCCACTGATTTCAAAGTGTCCAAACACTCGTTTGGCATCAGTGTTTTCCAGCATGTCCATGCACTGCTTATAGTTATCAGTGCAGATCCAGGGCATCATTAGTACCTTGACACCCAGGCCCAGATGTATGGTTCTGGGCGTATCAATGACTGTGATGTTGTCATAGTCATTGAGTAGTAGAGCTGGACTATTTACGTCATTGGTGTTCTTGAAGAAGGTATCATGGTTGCCAACCAGCAAATCCATGGTTATGTCTTCTTGCTTCAGGACGTCAAAGAAGTATTCCCTGCAATTTTTCAGGGTATTGAAGTTTATGTATTTTCTGCGGTCAAAGATGTCGCCAAGATGAATGATATGTTTGATTTTGCGGGCACGAAGTTCAGGAAAGAAAGTCTCGGTATAGAACTTTCTAAAATACTCATCAAATGCTTGGTTATCTGATCTGGCTCCGAAATGCGTATCTGTGATTAGAGCGAATTGCATATTTGTTTGATCACCTTATTGGCTGTAGCTGGTGCCAGAGTCAATCCTAAATGCCCATGACCACCATTGAAATAAACATTATCTGAATATTTGAATTTGCCCCAGATGGGCAACATATCAGGACGCATGGGTCTGAGGCAGGCCCAGGCTTCAGCGTTGGTTGTTCTTACACCAGGAAAATGACTTTCAACCCAGTTATAGAGTGGTGCCATGCGTGCAGGATTTATAGTCTCATCATGACCCGCAAACTCTGCAGTACCTGCAACACGTAAACGATCTCCTAGCTTACTGCAAACAATCTTGGCATGTTCGTCCAAGAGACTGATGTCTGGAATGTTGTTGGGGTCTGTTCTAATGGTTAGGCTGTATCCCTTGACAGGGTAGATATTTAGTTCCTGCCCAAACCAAGAACCTATGCGTTGTAGTTCAGTGCCAGCGCAAATAACATAGCGGTCTGCTCCAAAGCTATACAAATCTTCCTGATTTTCTATATGACGTCCATGAACAAAACTTACACCATGAACAGTCTCCAACCAACTCATAAGGTGTATGCAAAATCTATGAGTGTCTATAGTAGAATCATTATGTGTAAATACACCACCAACCAGATTGGAAAACCCAATCAGTCTGGGTTCAAGTTTTAGTAACTGACTTGCTGGTACGTCAACCCAGCTTAGTCCAAGGTCGTGAAATTCTTTTTGCTTTTTTAGAGCATTCTGGTAATCTTTCATCTCAGTATAGATGTGTAGGATACCATTTGTGGCGTGGTCGCTGAACCTGGCCAGTCCATCAACATCCCAGAAGATCTCACGATACAGGGCACGAGCTTCCAGACCAAGCTCTATGGTCTTATAGGTGTTTTCTTTTTCACGTAATACTAATACTTCACCCATGAACTTCATGAGCCAGCGAAATCTTTCTGGATCATAATCAGGACGAATAAGCAAAGGAGCATTTTCTTTGCCTAGCCATCGCAGGCCTTTCCAGACATTGCCCCAGGTGTTCCAAACCTGACTGTTACATACACTAATCTGACCACCATTTGCATAACTACACTTATGTGCCAGAGTATTGGCATCAACTACTATGACATCAAAACCCGCTTTGGCTGCGTAATATGCTGTCGTTACTCCTACTATACCAGAGCCAACAATGACCATTTTCATGATGTACAAGCCTCCCAAACAGCAACTAACATTTCAGTATGACTATGTTTCGCCAATGTCTTTGAAATTGTAATCTCAAAGTCTGCAGGCCTTTCCTTGACCTGCTCTCCTGGTTTTCTCTTTACCCCTAGATAATCTTCGGTCAATCCAACTGTAAATTTTTCTCCGTATTGTGCGTACACCCAGGCTGCACTCATGAGCAGACAGGCTATGACAGTTGTTGGATTCTCAATGTTGTTATCATCACAAAACTGCAGTGTCTTTTTCTTATGATTTAGTAATTCTTCGACTAGAAATTCTTGGTATGCCCAATATTCTTTGGTGTCCAGTCTATCCCAGGGTTGCATATAAGCTCCGTTAGGTTAGATCTTCCTCGATGTATGGAGTTAGATCTGGTGGTTCCCACCCTGCGGGCTTTAGTACTTTGCCATCGTTTCTTTTTCGTACTTTACCAGTAACAGGGTCGATTTTAGCAAAGTTAGTTCTCATAACTTCATTCCAGGCACCTTCACCATGTGCGCCCATGCTATGGATTGCTCCAACTGTCACCACAACAAGATCGATCAGAGCATCTAATTGTTCAACGCGATTGTTGTCTGCAATCGCAGACTTGAGTTCAGATAATTCTTCGTCAATGAGGTTGACATAAAGTTTGAACTGTTCTGGATTATTGCCCGAGACGGTTTGGTCGCAGGCGTCCATGAATTTCCATTGGTCTTCAAAAACATTGGTCATAGCAGGTCCTCATTCCATTCCCTATGTCCTTCTCTAAAGGCCATGTTAGCCTGTGTCTCACGAACCTCTACACGATAGCACCATAGACGATTGTGCTCGCCTAGTCCCCAGTAATCGGGAATGTAGACTCCGTTCACAAACTTATACAGCATATCAGCCAGACCTTCACAACCTAGTCTGGGGAGAATTGTAAGTTTAGCCATTTTTCTTTCCTGCAGTAACTTGAAGGTTTCAAGTTCAGGATCATCTTCGGCTACAAGTAAGGTGTGATCAAATTGGTCTTCGAGGATGCCCTTGAGCTCTTTGAGACCGCCATAGTCTGCGGCCCAGTTACGAACGTCAAGGTCATTGGTACCAAAGAAGAATTTCATGCTGAAGCTGTAACCATGTATGAGATTACAGTGACTATCAGCACGCCATTGTCTGTAAGCACAAGGAAAGGCGTCGTGGTATTCCTTGGTGCTGGTAAATTTATAGTTTACAACTGGGTTTGACACGATATTCCTCGTATATTTATGATTTGAGTAGATTGTACATGACATCTGCATTCAGGTATTGCTTATGCAGGATCTCTTTCTGCTCGGCCAGGGCCTCAGCATAATTTTTCGGGAACATAAGACGATCATTGATCCAATGGATCAGGTCATACTTATGCTTTTCGTAGTTAGCATAGCTAGACGTCCAATAGGTTGGATAACGAAACTCAGGTAGATACATTTCGCTGTAACTGCAACGATCAGGTAACACGGGTATGCAATCTAGCAGTACTGCTTCCATGATACTAATGCCCAGATTCTCATGCAGGCTACAGCTAAAGATAACCTGCTGCTTGCTCAATAATTTATAGTATTCGGCTTTGCTGGGCTTGGTTTTCTGTGTAATGGTCCAGGGTACTTCCTCACCATAGGTACTGGCCAGGTCTTCGGCAATCTCAGGTTGCTTGTCTGCATTGTATCGGTGTGGCCAGACAACGCTCTTGATCTTGCCTGACTTTGGTGTCTTGCCAATAAGATCAACCAGGGACTCATGTGGCTGTCCACTTACCACAGCCTTCTTGGTGAAATCGGGATTGATTCTGAGATTTCTCAGGAACATCTGTCTGTGAAATTCAGTAGCAAAATAATTGTAATCGCAGGCATAGAACCAGGCACGCTCCTGATCCCAGGGCCAGGGCTTGCTCATCTTCAGTCCCAGAATATCGCTGGGGTCATAGGCGCCAGCATGCCAGATGCCATGTATCTCTACGGGAATGTCCAGCAAATCGCTCATGTATCTGATAGCAGTTATAGCAAAATTCCAGGCATCTGTTACCAGAAATTTGTCGCCTGCTTTGATATAGCCATCGCTGAACATTTTACTGATACGCTGTACCTGGCTTGCCTTGTAGGTGTTAGTGGCGCCAAAATCCAGAAAGGCACCTGTAGTGGTGCCTGATGGAATAGTCTCATCGCCTGCAATGGTATGGTTTTCAATTCCACGTTCTGTAAGAACTCGAGGGATATTAGAATACCATTGCAGGGTATACCTTTGATCAATAGGCTCAATAGGTACAATGTATATCACTTTTCTTTCCTCTCAATGTCGGCTTCTTCGCACAAGTCCCCATATTGTATCTCAACTAGGTGCAAAGGTCGATTACCATTATTTACTAATTGATGCCATTCTCTACGTCCGATGTTTATGACATCATGCTTTTTGATGCTTATCATCATACCATTACCAAATTCTTCATTACTGCTTCGAATCACAGCACCCTCACCTTCGGAAACACACCAGATTTCGGATCTGAGAAAATGTCGCTGTATACTCAGACGCTGTCCAGGTTCGACAATGAGCTCCTTGACCTTGGTTCCTGGTACTTCGTGCAGTACTCTGTAGTATCCCCAGGGACGCATGGTCTTGGGACTTTTCCATTCGTTCAGAAGCCAGCTACTGCTATTGGCTTTGTTGCTACCACCAACACCAAAAATGAAGTCCAGATTATCATCCTGTACAGACATCTCGGGGATATTATCCTTGGTACGGTCTCCACCATTGCAAAACAATAGCTTGGCTTCAGGATACATGGCACGACTCATCTCAATGGCTTTTCTGGCCGAGCCATCGTTGTCGTCAAACAGTATGGCATGATCAACCATTTTCAGATTTGAGATCAGAGCCATGCGTTCAGAAGCAGGCATAAAGGGCTGACCCTTTTTACGAGTCAGCCAGGCATCACTGTTCAGGGCAACAATAAGTTTATCAGCCATACGCTTGGCACTTTCAAATGCCTGAAGATGACCGCTATGTACAGGATCAAACCCTCCAGAAACAATGGCTACTTTCATGATAACTCCTTAGTAAATTTTCAGAGCCTGGTTACGATCAAAGACCAGAATAGCTCCATTTTCGTCATCCTCATAGACACGGACTTCGATATTTCGTCCAGGATATTGCTTATGAATGGTCTCAATCATGGTCTCGGCCATCATCTCGCAACTCTTGTAATCAGCCTGCATGACTCCCTGATCAAAAAGACGCTCGAGCCAGCGTTTGAACTGAATGAATTCAACTTCTCGATCATTATGAAATACTTCTAGTTTAGCATAGAAATGAAATATATGACGATGCGGGAATCCCAGGAAACTGACATCATCCCAGTCACCTGTTGCTAGTTTAGGGTCAGTGTCTGCACCAGGGTACTTGTGAATACCCTCTTTGGTGAAACTAACCTCAATCATACGTTGCAGGTTCATGCAAATAACTCCTCTAGATTGAATTGTGATGACATAACCTTGACAGGTTCAGATTCAATGGTTGGTCCAATGTGTCGTAACCAATTGTCAAAGTCTGCGGTTGTTTTGATATCGTATAAGAATGAAAAGGCATTCTTATCTGAGCCCTTGGCAAAATCAATGAGGTTTTGCTTGCTCTCAGATACGCGCTCTACATGCTTGATAAAATTATTGATACAGGCAGCTACATAGGCAATATAGATCTGGATGCTGGGGTCAATATTTCCATGCTTTTCTTCATAGTCACGAGCACTGATTTGCAGGACTTCATAGAAGGTTTCCAGACTATAGCGATTCATGAATGGGTACATTTCTGTGATATCTTCCCAGATGATCCTATAGTTATCATCAAAGACTCTGTTGAACGTCATCTGATAATCATTATGACGATACTTTCCATTCAGAACCTTGTTGCCCGAAATGTAATAGCGGCCCTGAGTAACTCCGCTGGTATGAGTGGTACTGTCATAGCTTAGTTGTACACCTTCATAGAGGCCATTTTGTATGAACACTATGTTGGGTATCATGCGATATACACTACCAACACCCAATAGGTGCAGATGCTTGCTTTCTAGGTTGATGGGTAACTGTGTGAAGTAAAATGCTCGCTTGATATCCTCCAAGGGGCCTTTGCCCAGAGCCGCAGCTCCCATGGCGATACCGCCAATGCGACTTACATGATAATCGCTAAGTTCAGCCACAACATATTCAACCCATTTCATGTAGGTGTCATAGCAATTGCCCTGAGTAATCAGCATGGGACGAGCCTGACTCTTTTTCTCATCAAAATGGTCAATCTGGCGTCTTAGATTTTTGCCAGTCTCACGAGCACAGGCTTCAAGCATCGCAGGATCAAATCTTCGATTTTCCAGGTCCAGACGTTCCGATCTATCACTGAGAACACGCACAGGAATCATATCAAAGCACATGGCAATGTCTGAATTCAGTGCCTGGTTAGCATAGATTTCTTCTTGGAGCTCGGGAGTGATTTGCTTGCCCAGGGTAATGATCTGCAATCCACCAGAGTCAGCATGAATGCTATGCAGATATTTGGCATAGTTTTCTTTGATGCGTGGACCTGTGCGACGTTCAGTGAACGCATTGTATAGCAGACTTACTTTGTGATTGTGTGTGCCATTCAGGGCACCATAGGTACGAGCAAACACATCAAGGTTATCAGGTCTGTAGCTTTCCTGATACATGAGTTTGAAATAACTTGTACCACTTCCTACATATTCAAACATATCAACTTCCCAGTATTTGTATTAGGTGTCTGGCCTGTAGTTCGGCATCGTCCAGGGCATTGTGATTCAGACCTGTGACTTCGGGTCTGGGGACGTCTACCATTTTCGTCAGTGTTCGGTAACAGCGATATTGTCTGAAAGACCAGGGAGGTTTTTGGCCAATGCGATCAAAGGCCGTGCTGAGAATTACCAGATCAAAATCTGGACCATTGGCCCAGATAGGTGGCTTCTCAGATCCAATCCACATTCTAAAGGATCTGAGAGCTTCTGTCAATGGCTTTTTATCAACAAGCAGACTATCACGTACTGCTTTTGGTTGTTTTTCCCACCAGGCAACAGTATCTGGGTCTATGGTCAGACCAACAGCCTTGCAGGTTTTGGCATCAACGTTTACATAGAAACGATCCAGAATTTCGGTCTCAGAAAACCGAACTGCTCCGATGCTAAGTATGCAACTGTCTGGTCTGACTCCCAGAGTTTCAATATCTACCATGATCATGATAATTACTACCTGTTGGCGATAGACATGAACTCTGCGCGTGTGGCTGGATCGTCACGGAAACGACCGCCGAGTTTGCTGGTTATGGTATGACTACCTGTATCTTCAACACCACGGCTCTTGACACAGTAGTGCTGGGCATCTACCACAACGGCTACATTGTCAGTGTCTAGAATGTATTGTAGAGCATAGTATACTTGCTCGGTCAAACGTTCCTGAATTTGCGGACGTTTGCTGAAATATTCAACAATGCGATTGATTTTACTCAGTCCCAATACTTTCTTGTTGGGAATGTAGGCCACGGTAGCAACACCGTCAATGATGACGAAGTGATGCTCGCAATTGCTTTGCACAATTACGTTCTTCTCTACAACCATTTCATCATACTTCATCTTGTTGTCGACTGTGGTGCATTTAGGAAATGCCTCATAGTCCAGACCCCAGAAGATTTCATTCACATACATCTTGGCTACACGCTTTGGTGTTTCCATGAGGCTATCATCATTTAGATCAAGACCCAGAACATTCATGATGGCAGTAAAATTCTGCTCAATCAATTCGATTTGAGTTTTGCGGTCATGTCTTGATTTTGTTACTGGAGTTTCTACACCCATCTTTACCAGATGTTCGTGAACTCGTTGACCCAGTTCAGGGTCAGTTTTTGTCTTGTTATACGACATATGAATCCTTCCTTACGCGGACTTGATAGTTGAAGTTGCCACCGTTGTGTGGCATGAGTATTTATATTATTTGCGCCAGGGACGAGCTTCTACTATCTCGTTGGACTGAGCATAATCAGGTACCCCAGGCGTTCTTGAAAAGTGGTACTTGCAATCGATCGCTGTATCTGTACCCTTCCGACATTGCAAGCTCAGCAACGGCCCTGTTGTTGAGGAAATACAGCCTGTCAGTGCCGCCGCAAGGCATGAGATAAACAGGACCTTGGAACCCGCCTGCACGATATTCGCTGACTGCTTGCTTGGCTTCATCTAAATCTTCCTTGGTGGCAACCACAAATTTCAAATAAACATAACCATGTTCTTCATAATTAGCAATGATGTCTGGACGAATTGCCTCGGACCATTTTTCACCACTGATGCCGAGCTTGGGACTAACACTGAATGTTAGACGATCCCAGCCTTTGCGCCAGTGTGTCTTTAGATAGCTTGAAAAATCTTTGGTAAGCTCCTGTGAGCCATTGGTTTCGAATGTCAGCTCTTTCAGAGCAATCATTCGGCTTTCTTGAAGAAGTTCGGGGTAGGACCGCTGCCAACCAAGTAGTGGTTCACCTCCTGTAATGACAAGATGCTCATCTTTCCACTGACCATGAGGAAGCATACCCATAATGGAGTCAACAATAGAAACATGATCAAGAACAGGAGAAAGATGCTTAAACCTAACGTCCCAAGAAGCGTAACTGTCACAGCCAGTATGTACGAGAGGAAGATCTCGGTAATTCTTATAATTATCTGCTTGGATTGCGATAACATTGCGCTCATCTGATTTTTCTCCTCGGGGCATACCGAAACCATCACAGGTAAAATTACAACCGAAAGTACGAAGAAATACGCTGGGTACTCCCATGTAACGGCCTTCACCCTGTACGCTATAAAATAATTCTGATATCTTTAGTTTTGCCATACCATGCCTTTGATAAATGATCTGATTGTATGATATTTAGTTGTCGTTGTCAAGTAAATTATCTTCTTCTTCGGCAAGTACATTTGGTTTCGGTTTCTTGGAAATGGTTCGTTTATCGATATCGATCTGATCCAATTTCTTTTTCATGTAGTCCAGGAATTGGTTACTGAATTCGTTTAGGTCATCTTCACTGGTCAGGATATCATCCAGATCCATGTTTTCAATGATCTTGTATTTGGTAGCCTGCTGTTTCTTTTCCTTTTGAATACGCCGAATGAACGCAAAATAAACGATCTGCGTGTAATAGGCAAAGGGATTGGTGCTTTTGGTTGGATCAAATTTATCGGCTGCGGCCAGACAATTTTCTATGCCGTCCGATATCATATCGTCTTTGAAAGTATAATTTATGAAGTTTGCCTTGTAGCTCAGGTGCGTGGCAATCTTGATAAAACAGTCACCCAGATAATTGCTAATCTGTGGTTTCTCCTGACCCTGTGCTACGGCTAGGTCAACACTCTCACGATACTTCTTTAGCTCTTCGTAGAACTTTTTATTGTCTACGTAATGTGCTCCAGCTTTCTTAGTGGAGGGTGCGGCCTGGGGTTGCGGTTCCTCCCCAGAGGTCGTCAAAATCTTCGCCATCTTCTAATTCCTCATGTATATCGGTCCCACCTATATGACGTATCAGTTCCTGTGCCAGGGCCAGGTCTTCTTCAATGTCAAATTCTTCAAGGGGTACATCTGTATTAGTTTCTTTGCCTAGTTGGCTTACGAAATCTTCATACTGTTCTCTAAAACTGGGCTTGGCGTCAACTGCACTGATAATGCAGCTTACGTTTAGTTCCATGATCTTGGTTTCGCTCAAAGGCATCCAAGGATTTAGGATATAACTTTCAACAAGTTTTCCCAGACGTTGCATACGAACTGCAATCACAGCCATGGGGTCGACAATCAGTACCTGTCTGTTCTTATTCAGATCCTCTAGATTGTCATCCGTCATACAGATTATGTTTTCTCCATTGCTAAGTTTGACATACTTGCAGTTGAGATTACTCATCTATTTGTACCTTTACCATTGAATAGTTGAACTGTTCTTCGTTGTATATCTTGATGCGTTCAATCATATGCAATAAAGTATAGTTTTTATGTGACTTCCAGCTTAGGTCATCGGAAATGTCATATAATTTTGCACTGTCTTTGGTCTCACTGGTTCTCAGGGCACGGCCTATGCTCTGAAGATTTCGAATTCGACTTTTGCTTGGGCTGGCAAAAATTATATTGTGCAGGTTTCGAATATTGATACCTGTACTGAAAGTTCCGTAACTTGCCACTATTATGGCATCTGTTTCCTGCTCTGTCAATTGGCGAATGTGCTCTCGTTGCTCGGTATCGGTTCCACCATAGACCAAAAATACCGAACGGTTGGGAGCCTTGCTCTGAATGAGGTCATACAAACCCTTGCCATGTTTCTCTACGAACTGAAACAGGACCAGAGTATTTTCCTTTTGGTCCAGGGCCAGGTTTCTGATGAATATATTTCTTTTGTTGTAGTTTACCAGAAAGTCCATTTCCTGCTGGTAGGTCAGACCCTTGCCTTGATTATATTGCTTACAAGCTTTCCTTACTGTTTCAGGGTACTCTAAGACTACGTTATATATCTTTAGGTTGGCCAATTGCTTGCTGGCCATGAGCTTGGCAGTGGATGTTACCTTGTATACTGGATTGAACAGGCCTTCAAGAACTAGCTTGTGTGTCTTAGTTCCGTCCAGTGTACCTGTGGTACCAAATCTATAGTGTGCATTGGTGCATTTTTGCATAATGCCACTCAGACTTTTGGCTTTGAACAAATGTGCCTCATCGCCATACACACAATGAAAGGGTGCAAAGAATGCCTTGGGTAATCTTTGTAGACTTTGCCAGGTGCTGATTACTATGGGGTATTGGTTACTCTTTTCGTGACCGCCATAGATTCTATGTACTTTTTCTGAGGTACGCCAACCGTTCAGACAACTATAATCCTGAAAGTCGCTGTATAATTGTTCAACCAAACTGGTTGTAGGAACAACGATTAGCTGGCGACGTTTATGCATCTGGTTCCAACGAACCAAAGCATAGATGATCAGACTCTTGCCTGATCCTGTTGGGCTAACCAGGAGTTTTCTGCCATCGCTCAGTGCCTGGTATACAGCCTCAATCTGGTAGTCACGAATCTGCAAGGGCTCACCTCGGCTTCCAAGATTCAGTGCCTGGCAAAACTCCTCCACCTGGGCTCGAGTTGGATTGTCCGTGGGGATACTGAGTTCAGATTTGTCAACAGCATAGTCACGCTCATGACAAAATTTCTCAACATAGGGTAGTAGTCCGACATATAATTCCCTGACCATCATATTGAATAAACGAGCCTTACCATCCCACATGCGATTCCTATACAGGGGATGGAACTTGGCTCCTGGAACGTCGAAGGTAAAATGATCCGACAGTTCCTGGAGTGTTCCAGGATCTGCATCAATTTTTAGGTATACTGCATCTTTCTGTCGGATTGTTACCATTGATCACATCATACCAGCACTGAACTTATGCCATTCAATGGCGTTCTTGACATCCCAGGTTCTACTGTTGATGCTGCGAACAATTTGCTCAAGCTGGTTTAGTACTGTTTTGAAATATTCGATTTTGTCTTGCAAGGTGATAAGGTCTGGATCAGTAGTCAGGAATTCATCCATTTCATTTTTCAATGGTTTGTTTCCCTGATACTGTGCCCAGCCTTCCTGTGCAAGTTCGTCCTTGGTCATTTCGCCTCGATAGTATCTATACTTTTTTCTGCGTGTATTTAGATAGTCACTCTCGGCTTTGCGAAGGTTTAGACGTACACTGCCCATCCAGTTTACATACTTGGCATGCAGAAGCGGTGTTCTTACCGCTTCTTTTCCCAGATTTGTAAAGTCAATTTTACTATCAGTTTCCCAGGCTTCCTGGAGTTCCGATAATTTCATAATCAGGTCTCTGTGTTAGGCAAAGTTGATGATCTGAGCAGGATTGCCCTGGAAGCAGAAGCTACCATAATGGTTTAGACTGATGGTTGGATCTAACCAGATATCACCACCCATGGCCTGCCAGCGACGACAGAACGTATAATCTTCGCTGAGGTAACGGCGATCCTTGGGATCAATCATGGTGTCAAAGAAAGTATAGAACAGACCATTTAGATCCTGACCAATGTTTAGGTCATTGTTATAGGCCAGCTCTGGATAGGCTGCAATCATCTTGTCAATGACTGAACGCTTGATCATCATGAAGCCTGTACCAGCGTCATGAAGTTTTACCAGGCCACGCTCTACAGCGATCTGTTTCTTTTCCCGATCCACAAACTGGAAATTAATGGCATAGTCTGAACCAAAGGCTGCAATTTCACGTTCTGTCCATTGCTCAGCACTTGGAGCATTACGACTGGCATCGCGAATACGACCCCAGTTTACACCCTTCTTGGGATAGGCTCCAACAACGATTTCGCGATCATGGTACAGAAGCTTGACAATATCTTCTACATTGTATTCAATGTCTGCATCAATGAACATCAGTCTGGTAAAGTTGCTCTGCAAGAAGTAGGCAACCAGAACATTACGTGCTCGGGTAACCAGACTTTCATTGGCAATAGTACCAAAGGCTAGGGGAATTTTATGCTGGTTGCAGAAGGTCAGAAGCTTTACAGTGCTTCTGAAATATGGCTCAGTCAGTGCTCCGCCATAGCAAGGCGTGGCAATGAAGATTCGCTCTTTCTGCAGATCCTCGATTTTTACGCTAATCATTTGCTGATTAGGTCCTGGAGGAGGCATGCCCTGTGGTGGGGCGGCTGGGTTGAAGCCTGGTGGAAATGTACCACCTGGTGGTGGCATCATGGCTTGTGGGTCAAACCCTGGAGGGAAACTACTCACCTGTACTGGTGGTACAGATGTTGGTGCTTCAGGTTTATCCATAATTACTCCAAATCAAAATTTATGTAGGCAAAACCTCAACATCAAATCGTTTATATCTAAATGATGCTATGGCAGTAAAGTACTCAAGTGTTGCACCAGTTACATCAAAATCCAGTGCTTCGAGACTAGTAGGAAACAGATCGTGGAATCTAATACTTATACCAGGATTGTTGGAACTGTTCATGATAATCAATGTTCCGTCACTATGGGCGCCAGCTTCTAACCTGGTGTAAGGGAAACGATCACGACGCGTTTCCACAAAAGCACTGTATTGATCATAGTCATAGGGAAAGCCCAGAGCTATGAGCCAGCGATACAGTTCTAGATAGTTGCCCATGTCCTCAGAGATGATGAAACGAATGGTGAAATCACCAAAATTCATCTTATCACCTATTCTAGACAAATCTGTAAAAGGTGTCGATTGAACTGCGAACCCCAAATTCAAGGCCGGTAGATTTGCACTCTGGCAGGTGAAACTTGCGTTGGGCAGATCCTTGACCAAAAACTGGAAACTGTTTGGTCTTAGAAAATTTACCGTACTTGGACGTGAATTGGTCCAGTTACTTGTTAGTAGTGCTGTATTTCCTGTGTACATATCAGTATTTATACCCGACAAAAAAGGGGCCCTGAGGCCCCTTGAATTTTTACCGATCTTGACGCCGGTTTAGTTTCTAATGCAAATTACATTAGGTTTACAACGCGGGTCTTACGGTAGTACTGGTTACGGTCGGCAGTAAATGTAGCTGCGTCAACTGTACCGTTAGACTGTGTAACATATGGGTTAGCGATCAGACCGTAACGTGTCTTGAAGCCGATCTTTGGCTGGAAGCTGTTAGGATCGATAGCACGAACCATTTGTAGAGGAACGTATGGGCAGTAGAAGATACCTGCGTCATATGGACTTGCGCCTTTGTAACCAACCATGTAGAACTGGTTGCTTGCACCTAGGTTGCCAGTGTATGGATCAATGAATACACGGAAACGACCGTTTAGTACACCAGCAAATGTATTGCCTGTGTCATCAACGTTTAGGTTTGTGCTAAGAGCAGGAGCATAGTCAAGAACACCAGCCATGGCCAGGGCACTTGCAACGTCTGCTGAGCAAACGATGATGTTACCTTTACCGCGACGTGTATCTTGTGCAATGTGGTTAGCATCGCGTTCCATGTTGAACAATAGACCTTTGAAACGCTCAACTGACCAACGGCCATTTGAGTCAACGTCTAGGTCAAATGTACCAGGAGCTGCTGTTGCTGGGCTACCAACCTTGGCTACTTTGTAGATCAAGCGAACGATTTCGCGGTTGATCTCAAACATGAACTCTTGGCTAAGGATGTTGCTGAGCTCAGCTTCTGCATCAAGACCATGGATTGCTTTCAGATCTTGTGCAAGTTCAACTGTGTACTCTGCCTTTAGAGCACGGCTCTTAGCAGTAACAGTTGTCTTGTCGATACCGAAAGACATTTGGTTGTAGTCTTGAGCAGCTTCCATGTTAGCTGTGCTGTTCGCTGTACCTGTGGTAAAGCTACCAGTTGCTAGGATGTTGCTGATTGTACCGCTGTGTGTACCTGTACCGCTGAAATCGGTATCGGCTTCGTTATACAGGGCCTCTGTGCCGCTAGCAGCTGCACGGTCTGTACCGTAGAAGCTACGCATTGCAAAGATAAGACCTGTTGGGCCGTTCATTGGCTGAACGCCAGCGATGTCATATGCCATTAGGTTAGGCATAGCACGGCGAACTAGACCAATAAGGATTGGGTCATAGGTACCAATACCAGCTGTTGCGCTAGCATTGTTTGCTGGTGTCTCTTGCAAAAGAGCTGAACGCTCTTCACGCAGAGCTTTTTCTTGGTTCTCAAGCAGAACAGCAGTTACTTGACGCTTATAATTTTCCTTGATTTCAGGAAGATCAGGGTGGTCAAGGACTGTTGCCCACTTTTGTTGTAGTTGTTCTGACAAAAACATTTCTTGGGTCTCCTAAGGGATCTTTTGAATATTTATTTACTTACGTGCTTTGATGGTTCTTGAGAGAGCCTGGGCATATCTGGCTACAGAGCTATCGTCTACCATGGTTGGTTCTGCATGACTTACATCTTCAACCAATGGTTGCTGGGTAGCAACTGGAGCTGCAGAAGCTTTCTTAGTGAAGAAGTTTTCCTTGATTACAGAAACTTTTTCAGCATAAGTAACTTCGTCCTCAAATGCAACACCTTCAAGAAGCTTGCCTAGCTTAGCAACTTCGGTGTCAGCAAGGTCTTTGCTCATCTCTTCTATAACAGCCAGGCGTTTCATCTCAACAACCTGTTGTTTCAGCTTTACATTCTCGCTGATGGCATCGTTTAGCTTGCCACTCAGTTCGTCTGTTTGAGCTTGCATATCACCTAGTACATCATATTTTTCTTCAGGTACTTCAATATAATGTTCTTTGAACAGTACCTGGAGACCGTGGATGAAGTCCTCGGCAATCTCGGTGCGGAGACCAGACTCGATTGCAACTTCGTTTTCCTTCATCCAATTTTCTACCACATAGTTGAGGTAGGAATCTACTTTTTCCACGATTTGTTGCTGGAACTCGGCTACGTCTTCGGCGAACTGTTCGTCAAGAGCAGCATTGAGTTTTTCAACTTCGTGGTTTACGCGAGCAATAACAGCAGCTTCAAAAATGCTGGTTGCTTTTTCTTTGAATTCTTCGCTAAGATCAGCACCGAAGATTGGGCTAAGATCGATGGCTTCGACTACTGTCTCAGCAACAACTTCTTCTTCCTCGCTTACTACTTCTACTTCTTCTTCAGCGACTTCTTCTTTGACGTTGCCTTTGCTGGTTGCCTGATTTACTGCCGTGGCAGGATCAGCAACTGTTGTGAAGTTTGCAGCTGCGCCTGCGCCCTTGGCTGTTAGGTCTTGCTTACTGATATGTCCGCTGACCTTGGCACCTTGGTTGACGTCGCTTTCCGCACGGTCTTCGTGACTGGCATGTTCGCTGCTGCCCTGCATGGGAGCAGTTGTGTCGCCAGCTACCTGAGCCTTGATTGTTGAATCCTTGCTTACAGAGCCAGCACCCATGGTTTCAGCTTCGTCCAGTGTCTTGCGAGCATCCATGCGCTCTAGCAACTGTTTGATTTTACTATCTACTGACATTTAGACTCTCCTAAATGAATCTTTTATTCTGTTACCGTTTATTTATATAAATCGTTACCTTGAAAGGCTTTGCATGAACTGTTCCCAGATCTGTATCTTTGTTTCATCCAATTGCTTGGCTGAAGCCTTACGAATCTGTTTCTGTGCATTTTCGACCTGTACACTGGTCCAAACGCCGTTCTTTAGAACCCATTCGGCACCTTCCATGATGCCAGCCACGAAAGCGTCTGGTGCGCTAGGGTCAGCAACAATGTCTACTGTTGCCAGATGGAAATCGTCCTGGACTTCCATGATACCGTCGCGTCCCTCTTTGAGGCTTCCTAGTCCTCGACTGCTGACACCCAGGCGAACTCCTTCTTCAATAAAGTTGCGAGCAATCTTGCCCATGGGTGTTTCCAAGATCTTAGCACGGCCAATGATGTCCTTGCCTTCGAATCTCAGACTTGTAATCAGGTGGCTGACCTGATTCAAGTTGATGCTAGGATTGTCGGGGTGTCCCAACTCTCCCAGACTACGTTTCTCGTTGATCATTTGCTGATAGCGAGATAGTTCTTTTTCCATGACCGCTGCTGGATAGCGACGGCCATTACGGTTATTTTTGTCGGCCTGCATGAAGATACCTTCGATGAACACAGACTTCTTACCATTTGTGTCCTCACTTAGATACTGCAGGTCCTGGAAAGCTTCTTTGATGAGTTTCATGTTATGCCTTTTGCCAAGATTCTAGAGCCTGGTTGTCGGGAATATTATAACCCTCGGTCTTGTGCAGGGTTATGATCATGGTTCCTGCATTGGCACCAAGATCTACTACGACGTTGGATGTGGGAAATTCATCCAACACGAAACCTGTTTCCTGTGTGAAACTCCACTGATCCAGGCTGCCTGATGGTAGTGCAACAATGACGTTTGAGTTTCTTGAAACGTTGGCTACATCACCAACAGCAAAATACATATGAGCCAGGGTAACCTTACTATTGGCACGATCGAAGGTCTCGTCATGAATTGCTAGATCAGCAAGATCTAGCTCGGCACTTCCTGTGCCAACAAACTTGGCAGTAGCTCTTCCTCGAGCTTTCTTTACAATGTTTATTGTTGCCATGTCTTATTCCTGTTCTTCGGTCTTCATGCCTTCATTACGTTTGTTCACGTAATGATTGCTATTTTTGCCATAGCCATGTCTCCAGGCCATGCCTCGGAGAATGTCGTCGGACTTATCTCCATGTGCCTTGGCAAATTCTGCAGGACTCATTTGGCTATAGCGTTGTTTTGACTTTATTACGCTTGATGGCATACCAGCTTCGGCCATCCATACATCTTCTTTGAGACGACCTTCGGCTTTTGCTCTGTTCAACATTGCTAGTCTGTCTGCAACGCCTTTGATACCAGGTTTGATGTGTGCGGCATCTTGTTTGTCACCATAATTCTGTCTCATAGTTCCTGGCTTGATATGCTTCAGGGTAGTCTTGGCCTGATGGCTTTTCATTCCATGCTGAACCATGGTGCTCATAACAACTTCGTCAAGGTCTTCGGCCTCTTCTTTCATCTTACGCATGGCACCATACTTGGCACCCAGGGCCATTCTGATGCGCTCCTTTTTGCTTTTGTCAGCAAACTTAGGATTGTCGCTATGAACGAAATCGTGAATCCACTTACCAGTAGGGTCAGATGGACTTAGCTTTTCAAATAGCTCATCAAGATCCTGCAGCTCATCTTCTAATTGTTCTTGTCTGAGTTCTCGTAGGCTACGCATTTGTTACTCGCTATCTGTTACTGTGTTTGTATAGACAGACTGAGCTAGTTCTAGTTTGCGTGCTTCTAGAGCATCTGCAATCTTAGCGCTCATGATCTGCGCGAATTTTTCCTGAGCTTCACTACCATTGTCGTTCATGATATCCTGAAGCATGTCGTCTATGTCTGGCATGGTTATCTCCTATTCATCGTTTATTTATTGTGATGGACTGGCTGGACGATTTTCAGCACTGCTGGCCTGAACTGCCGTAGCTGTTGGTGTAGGTGCACCATCCTGCTCTGGCTCTTCGGGCATGGCTGCTTTTTCTTCGGCCATTTCTTCATCCATGTCCTCAATATCTTCATCACTCATGCGAAGTACATTTCTCTGTATGTACTTCTTGCTAAAGTAAAACCCAACATAGGGCTGCATCTGATTCAGAACGTCAATGCGGTTACGCAGAGACTCGGCTTCCTTGAGTTCCTGGAAGTACTGATCCTGCGCATACTGATACTGAATGTTTTCTTCGAGAAGTTTCCAATCACTGTCTGTAACAACACCCTTGAGTATGAGCTGCGTTCTCAGAAGGTCATTGAATAGTTCATTGAATTTTTTGCGAAGTCTGCTAACAAATTTGGCAAACTTGAGTTCATCTCGGGTAACTTCGGCAACACGACCAAAGTTCATGCCTGTCTGTGACTGAAGGCGACTCAGTGGCACATTCAGACTCTGATATAATTTGTTCTGGAAATATTCAATGTCTGCAATCTGTCCTAGGTTTTCGCCACCAGCCAGAGTGCTGATTTCGGTACCCTTACCACCTTCGCGGCGTGGTAGCCAAAAATCTTCTAGCATGCTCATGACTTTACGATCATCTTTGATCTCGCCTGTGCTGCTGTCATAGATGATTTTGTTGCGATACCGAGCCATGATGTCTTTCATGTACTGCTCGGCCTTGACCTTGGGTAGACTACCCACATCAATATAAAATATTCTGCGTTCGGGAGCACGAGCCAGTCTGTAGATAACCAGACCGTCTTCCATCATCTTGAGTTGGTTTACGGGTTTCAGTGATTTGTGCATGTAGCTCAGGACTACATTTCTTTCCAGATCCAGCAACCCGCTGGGTACATAGGCTATACTGTCAGGTGCAATCTTGATGCCCTGATTTGAATTCTGTACAGAGCCCGAATAGTTTGCATTGTGCTGCAGGCCCTTTTCGTTGTATATGAAAAATTCTTCAACGCTCGCGATAACTTCAACACCGTTCTGAAGTTTTTCTTTCTTTACGTTGCGAACTTTCTTGATCTTTCTGGGATCAATTTGACGTAGTTCTTGAATGCCCTTCTTGGGAGCCTTTACGTCAATGACTTTCTGATAATATACTCTGCCGTCTATGTACCAGCGACGAAAGATGTCAAAACCCTTGTTGTTGAATTCAAGCAGGCGCAGGACCTGCTTGAACTCTGTTCTAATCGTTTTCTTGATGGTTTCATCAAGGTCAACTTCGTCAAGGTTTATGTCAACTGGATTTTCGTCATCAACAGCAGCAATGGCTTCACTGACAATTTCGTCAATGGCATTGCTGCAGTCTGAGTACATGCTGGCTTCTCGGTAGCGTGTAATTAGCTCCGATTCAGACTTGGCAGTAGCGTCAAGATCAACATAGGTGCCGAAATAGCCGCCAGCCTGAACTGTGCTGGCGCCATCATCCGACTGAGGGGTAACGAAGCTCTGTGTTCGTGTGCCCTCAGCTTCTTCCTGATTCCGGCTAATAGTAAAACCAAAGAGAGATAATGCCATAATCTATGAGTCCAATTTTTGTTTATCTTGAGAATACACTGGCAATGTCTAGGATCTGTTGTGCGCCAGCGTTGGCCACTGTGAAGTGCTGGAAGGCCCAGGTAATAGTAAACTGGCTGATCTGATCGTTACCAGCAAAGTCCAGTGCGATTGGACTGATGTTGGTTGGAAATGCGCTCACGATCTTATAACCCTTGAGCACACGACCATTACGATCCAGCTGGAATACTTCTAGGTCGCGCTGATAGTCGCTGGGATTCAGGCGGCTAGTTTTATTTACCAGGTTCTCCATGCCGTTCATCCACTGTTCCATGGCGTTACGGATGCTCATGTCTGAGTCATTCAGTACGCTAACAGTCCAGGGAGCGAACACACGGTCACCAGCAAACTTGACTTCACGACCTCTGTAGAAGGTTGTAACAGGACCGATATCCTGTCCTGGCAACTCAGCAGTGGTTACCAGGAATGGGGCACGGGCAACTGCCAGTGCACCTGCTGCTACATAGGTTGGGAAGCTCAAGAACACTGCAAACTGGTTGGGACGAACCCCACCGTTTGTCAGCGCTGCCTTGAATCTATCTACGTTGAATGCGGTTGTCATCTATATCTCCTTATGCTCCAACCTCTTCGAAGCTAATACCAGTTCTGGTAGCTACGAAGTTCAGTGTAATGAAGTTGATTGAGCGAGCTGGCTTGATAAAGATGTCGGCCACGAACTCATTGCGGTCAATAACTTCACCAGTGTTATTGGTTTCGTCGCAAACCACTTTGAAGTCTGTAATACCGCGGCGGCCCTGTACATCGCGCAGGAATGGCTCTACAAGATTGCGGAACTGTGCACGGGTAAAGGCATCATTGAACTCGAACAACTGATATTTAGCAGCTGTAGCAATGGCTTTCTCTAGCACAATGAACAATCTACGTACATTGATGCGATCAAACGCGCTTGGCTTGGTAAGCTGAGTCTTGTCGCCGAACAGTACAGTACCCTGACCTGGGAAGCTAACAACTGGGTTTACACCAGATTTATATAGGTTATCACGGTCGGTTTGTGTTGGGCTAAATGCTAGCTTGACAACGTTCTTGATAACGCCACGGTTGTAGCCAGCTGGGCTGAACCATGGATCTGCAACGAAGTCTGTACGAGCGCAAAGGCCAGCAACGTCACCGTTTAGTGGTACCCAACGATATACGTCATTGTAGCGGTCATACTGGTATTTCCAACCACTGTCCATGACAGCATAGCTGCTGTTTAGGTTTACTGTGCTACGGAAACCTGTGACATTTGTTGTTGCAGTTGATGTGCTTGACTGGTTCTGAACGTCTGAAAGTTCTGGACTAAAGAACGCTACGCAATCCTTACGAATTTCGCAGACATTGTTTACAACGTGAGTGATAGTCGCACTGGCATGAGCGCCTAGTGGGAGTAGACTTACGTCATATAGACCGTCCTGAGCAAATTCGCTGAATGCAGTCTGGTGTTCGCCAGCGGTTGGTGTACCAAGTGCACCACCACCAAAGCTACCAGTTACTTCGGCAAGCAGGTTAGCAAATGCTGTTCCAGAAGCAGTAACGCCCCAGTTTGCTGTACCGCTTAGATTTGCTGTTGCTGGATGATCGATGGCCCAGACATAACCGCTCTGGTTAGCCAGGACGTCTTTGTAGTATGCGCTGCTGCCGTCACTCTTACGAGCGTCGTTGGCTTTGCTTACAAATGCGTGTTTTTCAACAACTGTGCCAGCAACTCCGCTGAAACGACCATCTTCGTCAATGACAATGATGTGCATTTCGTCATTTGAGCCGCCGCGATCGCTGGTCCAGCTACTGGTTCCAGGTGCAGTGTCAAATTGTGCTTTGTAACTCCAGCTTGACCAGGTATTGCCGTCAGCCATGCTGATCTTTAGGCTGTTACCCCAGGTGCCAGGATACTTTGCAGCAAACAGGCCAGATGTATTAGCAACTGATCCAGCAAAGAAGTTGCTGTTTGCATCGTAATCGTCACTGTTCTTGATCAATGTACCTGTGCCTGCGGCAGTCGTTGCATTCAAACAGGCAACGGCATTCAGATGGCTGGCATTAGCAGAACGGACGATTTGAAGGTTGTTACCGTAACCAAGGAAGTTAGCGGCTGTAAAAAAGTCGAGGTAGGTATTTGCGTCGGGTGTGCCGAATGTCTTGGCTAGATTCTTCTCACTGTCCACAGTGGTTACCTTCCCCACTGGACCCCAATTATAGTGACCGGCAAACCCACCAGCAGTTGTGGCGACTGCAGGGACAACGTCAGTTAGGTCCCTTTCAGTTACCAGAACACCCGGTGAAAGCTGAAATGCCATCTTATTCTCCTTAAAGTTGACATAGCGAATTAGATTACCGTTTATTTATATAGAGCCAGGTCTAGACATTTTCAATCCAGCTTTTCTTCATTTTTCCAATTTCTTGGCTTGGATCTCCAGAAAACCAGACATCTCCGTTCTCTACATAGAGCTTTGGGCTGGCGTTTGAGTCTGCAGTGTTGTCTATACCGTCGTCTATGAAACCAAAAGGCGTGAGCTCGGCTTCAATCTGCTCAGCCTGTTTCTGGAACATTTCTGTTCTGAGATTACTGTTATTCATGTCCCTGAAATAGGGCTCGTTACTGAGCCAGCCAAACAGGACCAGACACATCATGAGGTCGTCGTGATAGCCTTCGTCGGCTTCGTAGCTGTTCTTTTTCTCTATGAAGGTGCTCATTTCGCCAATGATGTCGGCATCATGTTGCAGTAATTTATTGTTCTCAATCAGTCCTTTGATTATGCTGCAGCCCAGACGCTTGACCTGCTTGCTGGTTCTTACACCAGGAACTGCGCCCTGACCGCCACTGCCAACATACTGTCCGCCGTGCTTGACGTTCTTCTGAACCCAGAAGATGTTCTCGTATTCCAGATCGGCCCAGATTGCATCGGCTACCTGCTGTCCGTTGTCATTGAGCTCAATCAGAACCATGGCTCGATTATAATCTCGGGCAACCTTGTGAATAACATCGGCATAGAGCAAGGGATGGACTTTGTTGTTTCTGTATTTGGCTACCAGTGTATAGGGGAACTTGGTTGTATCTACAACAACAAAGGCATGATAGTCGCCTCCCACACCGCGGCTTGTATCCGCAACCATGGTATAGAAATGCCCTTCCTCGGGATCGGCATAGACGTCCAATCCATCGCGACTCCAGACTGGACGTTTAGCACTCTGACGACTTAGGTGATCTGCGGCAATCAGTGTAGAACTTGAACCCAGGAAATTGCAAAGAACTTCCTGATTGAATCTAAGCTCGCCCAGCAAGGCACGTTGTTCGTCGGCCCATTTCTGATCCCGACCAGGTATTTCCCAGTATGGTATGAACAGATTTGTAAAGCCGTTGAGATTTTGGTCGGCTTCGTTCCAGAACTTCCAGAAGTGATTGTAACCCAGGGGAGTACTGGTAAGCAGGATCTTGGTTGTTTCACCAGCACTAATGGTAGGATAAACTGAGGTGAAGAAGTCCTCGGCTACATTGTTCGGAATAATTGCCGCTTCGTCAATGTACAACCAGTTTACGGATTTACCACGGATACCGCTTGAGCTAGTCGCTGCGGTGAAAACTCTGCAACCATTTTCTAGTTCAATGTCACCTTTGTTCCAGGTCTTGATACCCTGTTGCATCCAGATTGGCAAGAGCTCGTACATGAGCTGATAGCGATACAGAACTTCACGTGCTGCTGCGCTCTTGTTGGCCAGGATGGCCACGGTTTTGCTTTCGTGGAACAGAGTGTACCAGAGTATGCAGGCCGCGGCAGTTATGGTCTTGCCCTGCTGTCGTCCCTCCATGAGGATAACCTTGCGGTTATTTAGTATAACATCGACTTTCTTTTTCTGGCAATCATAGAGCTTGAAGGGCTGTATGCCATGATCCAGGGTAATGATCTGACAATAGGTCTCTATGAAATAGATGGGGTCACGACTACACTTCAGAATTTCTCGAATCTGATGTGGTGTATAATCAATGGTGTACCCAATCTGCTTTAGATTGGAATTGCCCAGATAACTGTGCTGGCTCGAGATGGACACTTAGATGTCTTTCTCGTTCCTCAGCATCTTCATCAGGTCAGTGGTGCTTCCTGTAAACACAATATTGTTTTGTGTACCAATCTGTTTGTTTGGTGTAACTTCGTCGGGCTGTTTCAGTGCCTGTGCACGCTTCTGAAGTTCCAGCAAATCCTTGGCTGTGTCGCTGAGAGTTTTCATGATCTGTCCCGCTACTTCATAGTTGCGGGGATGTTCGCTATTTTTGGCTAGCTCAACCAGGTCATCCAGTGTATTCTGTCCTTTGTGAATCAGACTACGCAGAGTCTCACGAGCCAGATCGAAATCGTCTTGCTGGTCGTCACTGAGGCCTGGCTTGGACTGTGGTAGGACCACAGGAAGTTTTGCCTCCTCTGCTGATGATGGCATGGGCTCTGTGTTGAACAGAGCATCTAGTTCAGGTATGTTTTTCATTCAAAATCAGTAAATGTTTCTGCGAAATCAAAATCATCGGTAGGCACTGCTGTATTAGGTGTCACAGTTGCAGTATAGCTGGCAACATTTTCAGTAAGTTCTAGATTCTTGAAAATATTGGCGTTTACACGACGAATGATTCCAGTCTTGTTTACTGGTCCATAGTAGTTGATCTTGATCACGAAACTCAGAGTCCAGATAATGGATCTGCGCTGGCTGAAATCGCCCTCATAGTCATCTTCGTAGGTTACATTGTTCAGGACAACGGGTAGGTCGTTTTTGATGTCTAGTTCAGGTATGGCCTTGAGACTTAGATTGAAATCTGGATTGAAGTATGGCAGTATTTGCTCTATGATCTGAAGTCCGTCGTCCTGATTCTTAGAATAAACGTATAGGTTGACGTTAATGTTATAGGGTGTAGGAGCGTACTGAGCCTTGATTCTGGTCACGTCATCGGAATTGATGGCACGATTTGAATTGATGGGACTTAGCTTTCGGGCAGGGTCGTAGTCCAGACCCAGAATCTCAAAACTCATTCTGGGCAGAATAAGCTGCACTCTCTGGTCTTCGAGATTTGGCTGTTGCTCTATGCGAGCAATCATCTTTTGCTTGGGAGCATAGGCCAGAGGAATCTTGATTCGCTGTACTACTGCGCCAGCACTGTTACGACGCTCAATGAAAATATCATTGAACAAATTTCCAAAGGCTATGATTGCCTTGCGTGTAGTTCCCCAATAAAAGGTATGATCAAGCACGGGCTACCTCACCAAAAGGATTGCGTTCTGTGAAGTCCAGGATATCTTCGATGTCAATGTCAAAGTCGTTGTTCTGGCTTTCTATGACGGTCTCTCCCTGAACTGTATACTGGTCACTGTCTTTGGTTGTATTTTCCAGGATCAGTGGTTCGCCAGTTTCTAGCAGTAGTACACCGCTGGCATCTCCTTCCAGTGCCAGTTCTGAACCAACAAGCTCCAGAGCCTCGGATACACTGTCTGATATGGCATCGATTTCTGCCACACCCGTGTCGAACCGTTCCAGACTGTATTGCATGAGTTCTACACTGAGCTTATAGACATACAGGGCACCAGCCTGGTAGAATGGCTGTTGTGCTATGACTTTACGAATCTCAAACAGGCTCTTGGTCAGAGGGAAGTAAACTACATCGCCCTCGGCTGGACGATCCAGTATGGTCTGACCGTATTTCTTGACCAGCTGTTGCCAGCGACGACGGCTGATAACGAAGGTTGCCTGGTCACGAAGTTCTATGCCAAATTTACTAAGCAGTTCGCCCTCGCCTTCGAAGCCCTGGACGTTTTCCATGTAAACTTCTATGGGATAGGCGTTATCGTATTTGTTCAGAACATCTTCTTTGAGGATCTCATCCTGATTGAATTTTGCTCTGGGAACATAGTAGCATTCATGTCCATAAATGCGCAGACTTTCAATGATCAGATCCTCATACAGGTTCTGCTCACTGCGACGCCCCATGGGCACGCCTGATTGAAAGTAATGGTTGACTGGCATCGTTTGGCTCTATGTTTTCTTTTCGATTCTGGTTTCTATCGACACTGGCTCTGCAAGGTGCTTTAATACATCTGTGGCACGTAAGGAGTGGAGCTAGTAATTAATTAAAGGGATGTTAGCCGACAAACATATCAGGAGGCAGCTCCCAGGTGTTACGTATCTCTTGCTCAATCTTATCAATTTCAGCAACGGCCTCATCAAAAATTCTTTGCCCATTTAGCACAACGCCACCAGGCAAGGCCATGCCTTCGAACTTCTTTAGATTGTCGCCCCACTGTCGTTTGATGAGTGCAGTAGCGTATCGTTTGAGCCACATGTCGTTATAGACGTCGGTATAGGTGCTGGGATCTAGTATGCGCCAGGCTTCGACTATGACAAAATCTCCAACGGCAAAATCCTGACCCCAGTCTGCGTCTATGTATAGTCTGTTCATGTGACGATTGAAACGCACAGGCTTGGTACCAACCAAAACGTCCTGTATGAGCTGAAGCTGGCCCTTGACCTGCTGGTAATAGATCAGATCCGTACTCATGATGCTATAAAGATCATTGATCAAAATCTGGTACCGAACATCAAAAATATTCATGCCACTGGTAGTTTTATTGCTGAACGGAAGTACGCGCTCAACACCAACCACGGCATCGCTCAGGGTAACATACTTGTCTGAAATATTGTTGGCTGTAATCTGATGCTGCAGGTATACCTTTTCAATGGCGTCATAGTGAAACTCACGATAAAACTGAAAGGCGTCGTCAATACGATCCTCGACCTGATCGTCATCAACGTTGATTTCGATTACAGGGTGTCCCAGTCTGCGTAGGCAGTAGTCTTTGAGTAATTCTCGGCTTGTTGGATAGCTCATTGAGCGCCTCGGTTGCGGTTACCTATTATTTATGGACTTATAATCCAGGCACTTCCCAGGGTGCCACAGGCCAGGTATAGTTCCAGGGCCAGCCATCCTGCAGTGGCATGTCACGCAACTGTTGTCGGTATGTTAGCCAGGCCTGACGACTTTCGTCTGTATGCGGATAATCTGGCATGACCAGGAAGTCAGTCATTTTCAGTTTGTGAAATCTCTGATTTCTGATATGTCCCTCGGCTACATCCTGAGACCAGGCCTTGATCTCAAAGCCTTTCCACCATTTGCCATCAGCTCTGAGGGTGGGCATGGCAGCGTCAATCTTGTACAGGGCTGGATCGATGTGCCTGGGGAATTCTTCCTCCAGGACTTCAAAGATTCCGTGAGATGCTAAAAACTCAGCTGTCATGGGTTCAGGCAAGCTGGTATTTGGGTTTTCTTTTCTAAACATGTGGACGCTGTAGGGAAATTTTACAGCGACACCATTTTCTGTTTTTACAAGTAAGCTCATGATTCCTCCGTTACATTATATTTATCAGCCTACGGTAACTGTCTCTATGCCGTCTAGCTCAGGGCTGGTGGGCCAGCTTATGTCATAGGGCCAGCCTGGTAGGCTGCTGAGGTTACGCAGTTCCTGACGATAAGCAGCCCAGCGTTGACGGTCTTCCTCAGACAGACCATTGTCAGGTAGCTGAGTCCAGTCGCATTCTTTGAGCAAGCCATTACGTTTTCCGCGCTGGTTCTGTTCAGCCCATTCGGGCTTGACTTTGTCTATGGTGAACACCTGAGTCCAGACACCCTCGTACTTGACTGGCGGGTCCTGTCTGATGCTTCGTGTTCTGGTTTCCAGATGACTGGGAAAAGGAACTTCCCTGACTCGCATAACACCATGTGTAGCCAATACTTCGTCATCAATGATTTCGGGCCAGTCTCCTGGGTTGTCAATTTTGAAAGTTGCCTGGTGGTATGGAAATTTGACAATGTTGTCGTTTTCGTCTACTTTTACATATAGCGCCATGATCTTTATCCTATTACGTTGCTTTGAAAGCCCAGACAGCGGCTTGGTTTGCACCCATGATGAGCATTTTATCACCTAGCGGACTGAATACTACTTTACCTAGACTAGATTCACGCATGATCGCTGCCGATGGAGTCTGGCCATATAAAACTGCGTTGGTCTGTGGATCTGTGTACAGATAAAAATTCTGAGTACATTGACCAGTACTGGTTGGCAGATCCCAGGGGCTGGTACTAAAATCTACTTCCCAGACCTGGTCTGGGCTCAGTGGTGTAGAGAAATACATCCTGGTGCCGCTGTTGGCCCAGGTGAAATTATAGATGTCGCCCACACCAGCCAAAAGGTTGAAGTCTACACTGGTCTGTACCAATGATGCTGTGGTTACGTCCCAGGCCGTTGACAGGTCATAGGCGTATATGGGGTTGATGGTAGTACCATTCATGACATATAGTCTGGTACCGTCGGGCTTGAACGCTATACCATAGGGGTTGGTTGTCTGTGCATTGACCCTGAGATTGGCTTCAGAAGTGTAGGTATCCAGGTTCCAGGCTTCGGTCAGCCCTGTGCGCTGCATGACGTTGTCCTGTGTGGTTGCCACTGTATAGTAGCTTGTACCGTCTGGATGAATTCTGAAATCTGTGACTGTTGTTGGTCCCTGTGGTAACGTGCTGGTTGTTCGCACAAAACTGGCTGTATTTACCAGCCATGGCGTACTTAGGAAATAAGTAACGGCCCAGGCATTAGTTGAATCAAGCACATACATGTACTGCCCATCTGAGCTCACGTCAAAAATCTGTGGATTGGTTTGAATGTATCCAGGATCAGCGCGTTCACCCAGTACCTGATAACCTTCGCCGCTTCTGATATTTGCTTTGACGGTTGAATCAAAAACAAATGGCGTCGTGGCATTGAATTTTGTAATGAACCCAGTGTCACTCTGTAACCAGAAAACAGTACCATCGTTACTTACATTTAGGGCACGTGGTGTTACTGAAATATCGGCATAGGCTAAGGCGTCGTTCCAGTATTTTGGATACACATTGGTTGCAGTTATGGTGGTCACAGTTTCTATGTTACCTGCAGAGCCCAGATCTATTTGCCAGACTGTGGGCATGCTGGTATTGTTGACGCTGTACAGGTATATATTGCTAGCATCAGGTGATATTGCCAGTTTAGCATTGAAGCCGCTGGAATAGAACGGTGGAGTACTAACTCCGTTCACACCAGTCGTTGTGCCAGGGCCAGGGTTTCCTACATATAAACAACCTGGGCTGTACAAGGCATTACCAGGACCTACAATGGTACAGGCACCCATGTTTAGTGTTGATGAAAAGTCCCAGGCATTGGACATGGGTATACGCCAGATGCTATAATCGGCGCTGGACTGCCAGTACAATGCAGTGCCATCGGATTTTATGTTCAGACTCCAGCATCCCGAAGTCCCCGCTGCGCTATAGATACTGGGATGAATAACCTGATTATGTAACCTTAGGTTGGCTGGTGTTACGCTGTTCCAGTGAAAGTCCCAGGTGTTGGCCATCCAGTATTCTCGGGTACTTCCCGAAGAGGATGTGGCTGCACTACCCACCCATAAACGATCACCAGAGTCTTTGCCAACTATGCCGCCAACGTTTAGCTGGGTACCAAAGGTCATGTAATACCCAATGCCCTGTCTGGTATTTCCATAGTATGAAAATAACGGAGCATCTGCAGTACCAGCAGCTGCAACAACATAGGGTGTGTTTAGTTTATATCTATCAATGTACTGAAGTGAGCCTTGCATGATGAAAAAGTGCTCACCAGTACTATCAAAGCCCATGTCCTTGTGCGCTGTTCCAAGGATAGTACTGTTACCCCAGATGCTCTGATAGCTAGCAGTTGTAACATCCCAGGCCGTGCCCAGGTTATATCTGTTGACATCGTTACCCGAAGTTCCTGAAACATACATCTTGGTACCATCATCGCTTAGTATCACTGAGGTAGGTATGGTTTCCTGTGTACTGACCAGGAATGATGTAGCTGTACCACTGATGGAACTTATAGTCCAGGCTGTGCCCAGATCACGCTGCCAGACACGATCAGAAACATCGCCAGTATAGTAAACGCGGGTACCGTCATTCTTGAACCATAGACCCTTGGGGTTGCTTTCGTTGGCAGTAATACTAGCCGATGTAATGAATGTTGCAGTGGTTATGTCCCAGGCGACGCTCATGTCATACTGGTTGATGTCGTCGCCAGAATTGCCCATGAAATAAAAACTGGTGCCATCGGATTTCCAACGACAGCTGTGCGCGTTCAGGTCCTGAGCGCTGGTATTGAATCTATTGGTAAACCGTACCCAACCCATGGTATAAGGCAGACCTTTCTGCTCGAACTGAAAGACCCAGTCCAGTGTCGTGCCCTGAGTGAGCAACGTCATGCCACTATCGCCCCAGTGGAATCCCGTTGTTGTACTATCTCCACTTGCTGTTCCATCTGCAGCCGTGACATACAGTCTGGGGTATGTGTTTCGGCCCAGCCATTCTGCGGTAGTACCATCCCAGGCTGTGCTCATGCGATGAACCATGAATCGATCACCAGATTCGCCATTCTGGACACTGGCATGATGGCTTACTATGTACTCGCCATTGCTGGTAACCCAGAATGTTTGTGTATTACAGGCTCCAAAACTTCGGACTACCTGACTGTTCGCTCTGGTAAAGTTTCTTTCGGCTACCAGGGAATACTGAGCCAGGTTTGAATTTGTATATGTCCAGTAAGCAATATTTCCATTGGAATTACCAATGGTAATAAACTTATCCAGCGCAGGATTTATGAAAGCCGCAGCTGTACTAGTGTCTACTCTGTTGATGTCGTGATTGGTTGCACTTGAAGTAGTACTGTGCTCAGTAATCAAATCAAAAGCACCTTCTTCACCGCAGGGAAGATCAACCATCATTAGCTGATCACGAACCTGGGTACGAGTCCAGTACCATTTACTACCAGCCATCCTGAACGTCCCTTTGTCAAGGGGCTGTTCGGTTAGCGTACCATCGAATTGAAACTGTGGAAATGTATGACGTCCATCAAATCTAATATTTGCAACTTCATGAGGAGTAGTTGCGGTATAGCTGAAAATTCTGCGTCCAGTTGGTGTCGTGTCATTACTGGTTATTATATAAACTTTGGTACCATCATCGGACCAGGTAAACCCTGGTACACCAACAGGTGCACCGATGAAACTATTTCCTACATTATAGGGATCGTATTTCCAGTCAGTATCTTTCCAGCTCAAGGTTGACAGATCATAAGGAGTTGATATATTACCCTGATATAGACGATCATAGGTTTCACACATCCAGTACAGTCTGGTTCCAGTACTGTTTAGGTAAATGCTCCAGGGAGAGTATCCTACCTGACCACCCTGAGCCTGATGCAGACCAATGACATTGAGGTTTGCTATGTTATTGGTATTTGCAGCAGTCGCAAAGGCCCAGGGATATTCTGTCTCCCATTGTTCAACTGCATATTTACTGCCCTGGATATCCATGATCAGAATGTACTTGCCATCACGGCTGATGGTAGCACCCTGGTCAGTGTTTATCCAGTTTTCCATGAACCAGTGTGGGTAACTGTTGGCGAAAACTGGCTCCATGTAAGCCAGAGAAAAATTATTCTGTACTGGGCCACCAGGGCCTGCTGGAGTATATGTACCCAGCGTGGCCGCTAATATACTATTTTTTAGGGTCATGTTACGAAGCTACCTACATAAGCACCATATAATGTTGTACCAATTTTCCAGAAAACTATGACACACTTGTTCGCCAAGGTGGGCGCTACGTTGCCATTTGAGCTAACCCAGGTCATGGTAGGCCAGGTTACGCTATGCAAATTTCCATCGGTCAGATGCAGTACCAGGCTCTGACCACTGAGGAAACTCTCGGTAAAAGTTGTAGTTCCTGCTATTGTTTTTTCCTGAACAGTTCCGTTATCAGGATCAATGATTGTTCCTGAAAGGTTGTATACCTGTTCATTTATGGCACCTGTTAGCGTGACATTGGCAATAGTTTTATTGGTAAATGTCTGGGTGTCGCCTGTGCCTGCCACAGTTGTCGAAGGAGCAATCTTAGCACTAAAGTTCTGAAGATTTGCATTGACGCCAATGGTAATTGTATCTATGCCACCATCACCATCAATGGTAACGCCTGTGGTATTGGCCAGGTTCAGGGTGTCATTCCAGGCATCGGCCACGACGCTGACGCTGTTTACTGCAACAGTCTTGAACACCAGCATGCCAGCCGTGGTATTGGCCCAGGCACGATTATCGGTATACCAAAGATTGACAGGACTGCCATCTTCGGCAATGTCGTCAGTTACCAGAACAACTGTTCCTGTGAAACCATTGACGCTGTCAACGGCACCACCGCCACCACCAGCTACTGTAACGTTGCTGATACTGGTAATTCGACCATAGCGGTCAACAACAATCTGCGGTACCAGTGTGGCATTACCATAGTTGCCTGCAGTTACTGCACTGTCTGCCAGACTAAACTCACCTGTGGATTCAATATAGCTCAGTCCAGTGGCATTGGCTGCTGCAGTACCGACCGCGGCTCTGACTCTGGTATTAGTAAAGAATAGGTTAGTGCCTTCGGTTTGGTTTGTTGTCAGTGTATAGAAACTGCTATTGTTTCCATCCAAGAGATCGGCATCCAGACCAGAGCCAGCGCCATCGTTGCCAGCGTGCCAGACTGCATTGTCATTGAATTGCAGGCCATTGGTATTAGATGGAGCATAGAATTTGAATACGTCTGCAGCATTATCACCGACATGGAAAGTAAGATAGGTGTCGCCGCCGCTGGTTGTTAGCGAAATGTTGGCATAGTCCAGAGCATTTGGTGAGGCGAATACAATGCCATTGGCAGCTCCAGCTGGTACGAGAACTCTGTTGGTGCTAACATCATACAGAACCTGAAGATTTAGAACCTCCAGATTGGCCAACATAAAGCTGGCATTGGCTGTATCAATGGTTGCACCTGGTTCTGGAGCATAGGCCCCGAACAATTTGAATTTGCCACCATCAGAAGCATCTCTGAACAGGCCAGCATGTTGCTGCTGTACGCCATCAAAATAATTACCAACAAAACCTATGTCAACAACGTCGCTGGTATAGTTGTTGGCCGCCAGATAAATCAGCGGATCGTTTATCTCAAGTATGTTGGCACTAATTGTAAAGGATTCACTTAGTACTACTAGATTTGCAACTACTATGTTACCCAGAGTCAGGTCTTGGTTGGTTACTGCAGCAACGGCTCGACTGTTGGTAAAATAGAGATTGGCGCCTTCGGGAATTTCCGTGGTTGACAGGTTTACGACGCCTGTGAGACCATTGACGCTGTCAACGGCTCCGCCACCACCACCTTCGGTGACTATGACCTGGAAATTACCGTTGCTTTCATAATAGACCAGATTAGAGCCATAGGCACCAACTGCAGCACGTGCTCGAGTATTGGTAAAGTATAGATTGTTGGCTTCGGCAATGTTAGCAGTGTCAAAGAAAGTATTGTTTACTCTGAGGTTACCCTCAAACACTACATAGTTTACAAAGACATCGCGCCAGTGGCGATCATGAGCACCAAAATCATAGGTGTCTCCAGCTTCAGGATTGATATCCCAGACGCCGACCTGTAGGTCAGTCTTGAGCTTGGTATTGCTATAGAAAAGATTGCCGTTGCTTTCTGTTATGTTTCCAGTAGTCAGGGAGTACCAGGCGACAGCATAGTCAGTGCTGTTTGCCTTGCTCAGTACCTGATACTGCGTTCCACCAGGTATCAGATCTCTCTGTAAGACTGTACTAATTTCCCTGGATTTGCTCATTTATTCTTCCGTGTAGACAATGAAAACGGTTAGGTCTTGACCACCAGCTTCTGTGATATCGGTGGTAAGATATGAATCAATATCGACAGGTATATTTATTGACACTCTGTTACTCAAATGGTTTCCAGCTTGGATGCTGGGAACTGTGGTGTCAAATATACTTGTTCCGTTCATCTTTATGTCAATGCTAACAGCTGTTTCTGCAGCAACACCCAGGCTAGCGTAAACCTGTGTTACCACAATGTTAGCAGGTGGATAAAATCTGCTGCTTCCAATCTTGGCTTCGACATTACCAGGAAACACTTCTCTGAACAGGCAACGCATGGGAGCCGAAATAACTCCGTCATTTTCGCTGATCCTAATATTACCCAGATGAATTGTATTACCACTGAGCCACAATTCTCTCCATCTCAGACCTGGACTTCCCAGATCATAGGTATTGCTGGTCGCAGGCATGATGTTGCCTGCAATGTTAGACATGTCTGGTTGTTCAGACGATCTAATGATTGTAACTACGTCATTGACATTGGCTGGAACTAACAGGCTAATGTTACTGCTATTGTTTCCAACCCAGTCTGATTCTAGCTGTTGCAGTACACCATTTACAAAAACCTGTAGCCAGTTATTGTTGGTGTATCCGTCATTGACTGCGAATTCTGTCTGGCCTTCTACGGCTACATTGGTCTGCAGTGCCTGTATGTAATAGGTCTGGCTATTATAGACATCACCAGCCAGTACATTGCTGGCTGTGGTAATTCTGCCATAGCTGTCAATGATAAGCTGGGCAACATGCGATGAGTTACCATAGGCCCCTGGATTCAGTCCTGCAACGGCGTTCAGAGACAACACACCAGTTAGTGGCTGATACTCCAGACCCGTACCTGCGCTTACACTGGTTCGGGCTCTCTCAGTAGTGAAATAATAATTTGTAGTACCTTCACCCAGATCATCAGTACTTAGAGGATCAAGGTTGGCTAACTGTCCATAGATGTTACCATATAGATCACCAACAAAGCTGTTGGCAGTCATGACATTGGCTGTTACATTGGCAAAGGTAGGTCCTGCAACAGGACTGATATCCTGAGCCAAAGTCAATAATTCTGTTTCTTCGTTATAGCTAAGACCGACATTTGCGTCAGCATGACTGAATAGCCAGCTGGACAGTTTGGCTTCGGTATAGAATTGATTGACTGCACCATCAACCAGCTCATCGGCTGTAAGTGGTGGTGCAACAACAATGTTAGCACTCCAGGTGCTGTATTCTGTGGCAAAATAAAGTATGGTACTGGGAGCACTTTGAGGAATGTTCCAGGCTAGTACACGTGTGTTACTTCCGCTAAAGCTGGCCAGGTAATCTTCGTAGGCCGCGGCGACATTGCCATTTACAGTATAGCTAACACCAGTGATGGTGTTGCTTTCGGAAAGTATGCCTGTGGCAATGTCTCCCAAATCAAAACCAATACCGTTCAGGGTATCGGAGCTGACATCAAAGTAAACCTTACCGCCCTTGGCGATAAACAATGGTGGATTTGATTCGCCATCAATTACCAGGCTCGAGGCATCACTGGTTACAGTAATGTTCTGAATTCTGTCGCCAAGGAATGAACCGCGGAACTCATCTGCAGTTACAACATTGGCAAAATTAGCACCATTGGCATGCA